AGGTATGTAACTTCACGAACTGTACCGTTAATGTCAACAAGTCCTTTAATTCTATTTCTGCATTCAGTAACTGTATAATCAATTCCAAGAACATGATTACTGCAGGCTGTCATTTCGTTAACTGTAAGCTCACAGAAGACATGTTCTACGGTTCTCCGTATATCCACGTAGACGGTAACTGTATTGCCGATTTCGACGATTTCGAGCACAAGGAACTGATGTGGCTTAGAATTAAGGAACAGCAACAGCAAATCAACTATGACTGGAAAGGAAGACTCACAAACCAGAATCCGTGGGAAGGCGTAGTAGATACTGACAGATGGCTAATCAACTACAAGTCTACAAATGCCGATGCCGTATTGAAGGAATCTGATAATGCTCATACATATCTCTTAGAGAACTGTGCAGGCGCTATCACTCTTGAGGGCAAGGCTGCAAATACATACAGGTTCAAGAACTGTGAAATGACAGTCAAGTTTGCAGACGGTTATAACGAGAACTGCATATTGATAACACAGGATTCTACCATCAACATATCTCAGGATAGAATCAAGCTCGCTAACCTCAATGCTCAGAATACCTCCCTTATTGGTACTGGTAGCTTTGATGTAACATACGCTGCAATCTATAACTCTGTTCAGAATGTAAACATATATTCTGGTTATTGCGATATGAAAGATTCTAATATCGGCCCGAATGTAGTAATCCAGGTTTACGGTATTGACCACGAAGATACCATCGTAGTCGATACGGATCCTTCTGCTACAGGTGCACATGTTACCTATAACGTCAACCGTATAATTTCCGGTAATTTCGTGAACAACTTTGTTAACGGAACTATCGAACTCGGTACAATAGATTCACAAGATCCGCATTCTACAACTGTAGACCTTGTTAGGGGCATGACGATTAAGGATAACGTTGGTTTGGGTGTAACGCCTATCGTAGTCCATCGTTCTTTCTCAAGCCAATACGATAACTACAATGTGTACACTTATAAAGGCAATACAGGTACAATGGAGATGAAGACTGGCGTAATCAGAGGCGTTGTCAACTTGTCTGGTCATACTTCAGGACCTGGAGTGTTAGGTGAACTTAGTACTGCTAATGGCCCAATGCTAGGTGCTTTGTGCATGAATAACGATGTATATTTCGCTGAAATTCCTCTATTCACGATTGGAACTCAGAACGTAACAGTAAAGCTCATGGGTGAAGTTATTGGCAATACAGGCAATTCTGTTAACTATTTCGGTCCTGGTGGTGTATTCAGCTCTAACTGGACTAACACATTGACTTCTAATTTCAAACCAGACTTTGCACGTGATATTGAGAAATCTAGCACAAGCCAATTCGCTTGGAAGCTGCATAACTTCATGCTTGGTTTCGGTAACAACAGCAATGGTGATTACGTAGATGTTCAGTTCACGCAACTCTAATTATTGGATTAAGAGGTTTAAATGTTAGAAGATAGAGAAATTATCGAGAATTGCGACAAATTCCTTACGCGTTCTGACGCAAGATTTAATTCAGTAATTAACCGTGCGTTGGAAGACCTCCAGATTTATTCTGGGGACTTCTGGAATGACAGGTTCAAGAAGAAATACAGACGTAACAAGAACCGTCTTAATCTTAGTCTTAATAACTGGAACGTGCTATGTAATGCCATAGCATCTCCGGTTTCCAATTCACCTTGGCATACTGAACTCGTGGACAAGACCAATGGCCTCGGCGATATACAGCAAATGATTGACGATATCGAAGCTGATAACGATTCTAAGAGTGCCATGATTGACGCATTCAGAAAGGCATGTCTCACAGGTTACGGCTATTTAATCGTTACTACCGTTGCCGACGAATATACAGGTGAACCTAAGATTGTAATCGAATCCGCGAACAGAATCAATGCCGTGGCCATGGACCCAGCGGTAAATACTGTCGACGGTTCTGACGCAGAAGAAGGCGCAATTCTTAATTTCATTCCAACGAAGAAGGCAAAGCGTCTTTATGGTGAAGACGTTGTACCTTATCAATACCCCATGACGCCATGTTTCATTAACATTGGCGATTTCAAGCAATGGAGAATGCCAGAAGATTCTGTAGCAGTCATTTCGTATTATGCTAAGAATGAATCCGGTTATGTAGACATGTATAAGATTGTAGGCGACAAGGTAGTTGAAAGATACGAACTCCCTATAAAGATTATACCAATCATCCGTATTGCTGGTAACGAGATTTATGTAAACGGCGATATTGACTATAATGGCATAGTCCAGCAAACAATGTCTCTTGAATTAGGTGCCAATATAGCATATTCTACATTAATCGAACGTTGTGGTAGAAGCCCTAAGGCTAACTACATGGTTAATGTCGACGCTATCGACGGTCTCGAAGAAAGCTATGCACGTGTAAACCAGGATGACTCCGTCGCGGTATTGTGGAAAGGCGAACATCAACCTGTGCCTCTTACGGAAGGTTTCGAAACGGGTGACTTGCAAGCCACAGTATCTACATGTAGAACATTGCTGGAAGACGTTACTGGTATTCCGTTAACTGGAATCCAGGGTAGCGAACGTGAAAGAACTGCGACTGAAATATTGCGTCAACAGATTTCTAAAGAATCAAATACCGCAAACTATTACAATAACGCATTCAAGGCCGTAAGATCTATTTCCAAGATTATAATTCAGATGATTACCGGCGGTCAGGATTTCAAGTTCACTCTCGAGAACGGTCCTTCTGTCATTACACGTGAAATGAAGGCACGTCAGGAACTTTCTGCATTGGCTACTATCATGCCTGATAACATGAAACCGATTATTGCCAAATACTTTGCTGATTCTCTCAAGAATGACCTCGGTGACGAACTTTCTCGTAATATCGTGGCTAACTTACCGCCTGACGTTCAGTTCATTACTGAAACACAGGATCCTGCAGCTATCCATATGATGAACCAGATGAAGGCACAGATGGACGAAACCATGTTCGCTCTCGAACAGAAGAACTCCGAATGTGAACAGCTCAAGCAGCAGTTACAACAGGCACAGCTCAGCATGATCGACGGTAGAGAACAGAGAGAACATGACTGGCAGAAGTTCGTTGTCGGTGAACAGGATAAGATGGCTATCGAATCTGCTAAACTCGGCGTTACGGCTGACAAGAATACTAACGACGCCTTGTTAAAGCAACAGGAAGTTAACATCAAGGCCGCAGAAGCTGACATGAATTCACAGGAAAGAGAATCTGATGCCTATATTAAAGGAATTGAAGATACTCTCAATGTGGTAACTGGAGGTTAACATGATTCATTTCGACGTGATGACTGGAAGAGGGCTTAGCAATAATGCCCTTATGTCCGGCGAACGTAAAGCTACGGAACGTCAGACACCTATACAGCACGAAGAACTGTTAGATATTACTACGCTTCCAGATTACCCTGCTTTCTTGGCTATGCCGCCTGGACCTCAGAAGTCTTTGATGTATAATACATTGGTGGCACAGGCCGAATTGAGAGAACAAGAAGATCCAAGATACTGGAACGATTCTATTCCGAGACGTAATATCACTCAGTCTTCTAGCTTCATTGGTCCAATTGACTATGACCAGAACAGTAATCTGGCTGCAGTCCAGATGGGCGACAGAGTTTACATGTACCCTGGAATAGACCCAGTAAGGATGTCAGAATGGCTAAATTCTCCGTCCATGGAACATTATTATCTCGATTACGTCAAAGGTAAATAACTAATTATTTATCTAAAGTACCCATAGTATAAAGGCCAAGTATTACAGATTACCATTCTGTGGGTTTCAGTTCGAATCTGAATGGGTGCTTTACTAATTATTCAATATAATATGGCAGCGGAGGTCATATTACGAATTTAAACTGCTCCGATTGAGGTTATCGCACCGTATGAATAGCGAAGAAGTTATCGAATATCTTGCCAAGAAGAAAGGGCAATCCGAAGAAGTAAAGGAACCTATCACTCCCGAAACTAAGGAAACTCCTGCGGAAGCACCTGCCGAAGAAGTTGAAGATAAAGTTGTTGAAGAAGACAACAAGGGTGTTGAACAGAAGCAAGTAGAAGACAAAGCTGATGATAAGGCCGAGGAACCGAAAGCAGAAGTGAAAGAAGACAAAGAGCCAGAGAAAGAAGTTAAAGAAGATGCACCCAAAGTTTCCAAGAGAGATTATGCATTCGAACGTCTCAAGAAGAAATCTAGGGAACAGCATGAAAGAGATATGGCTCGAATTAAAGAACTGGAAGCTGAAGTAGCCAAAGGTAAGGATCTCAGAGCTGAACATTTCATTGACAAAGACGGTAAGCCTGATCCTAACAGCTATGTTGACTGGAAGTTCCATGAACGTGACATGCAGCAGGAAATTGAAGAAATTAGGCGCGTTGATCGTGAAAGACAACTCCAGGAAGACATTGAAGAGGATAGACGCCGTGTAGAGAATTGTTTCACGGACGAGAAAGAACGTAAGGAATACGAAGACCTTATTTCCACAAACGGAAAGGCATTCTATGACGCCGTTTCCGATGCGGATCCAAACGGTGTAGTATTCGGTTATCTCAGTACGATGCCTGAATATCCGGTAGTATTGAGGGAACTCATGACTGACAGTAAGCTGTTAGGTTATGCGTTCAGAAGTACTGACCCTGATGCATTAAAGCGCAATATTGCCGCTATAGCTGACCAGATAATTGACAAACGTCACAATTCAAATTCAACACCTAAGGCCGTAGAGCCGAAGGTAGAACCTAAACAGGAAATAAAGAAAGAACTCCCTGTAATAGGTAAACAAATCAACAGCACCCCAGGTACAGCTAACGTAGTACACGATAGAAACTATTGGAATAGATACTTACGTGAACATCCTAGGGGATAAACAAACTTCAATTTATAAGGAAACAATATTATGG